GTCAGCAAGGCGTGAGCCTGACTTCTCGAACGTAGCCAGCGCGAAATACACATCCTTGTCTGCGCCGTGCCACTTGTTTATGGCGGGGTCAAGCGCCTCGATGTCTTCTGCATACTTGTGCTCCTTTTTTGTTGTGCTCAGTTCTGCCGCGCAATAGAACCCGTGACCCGGGGACGGCAAAACAGCCGCTAAGAACTCCAGCGGTGTCATAAAAATCCTTGGGTTGGGTTACTTGCCGTCGTCCAGCAATGCTGCGAAGCGTGCGATGATTTCTTGAATCCACTCCACTGGGAGTTTGTCGTGACCAATGATGTACGCGTAGCGCAGCAGCTCGTTGTTCGTCAGGTTCTGTGGTCGAATGCCTTGCATGCTTTACTCCATGCCTCCTCGGCCGTGCCGGAAGACTGCAAAATTTTGAGAAGAGACGTTACCGTTGGACGGTACGCCACGAAGACCTCACCGCCTGCGAACCAGTTGTAGATCGTCTGACGGGACACCCCGGTCAGCTCAGAAATCTTGGTCACAGGAAAGTCGAGGTACACGGCCCAGCGCCCGAGCTGGTTGCCCAGCGTCTTGGGAGCAGCATGCACCGTGTCGATGATCTGTTGGGAATATGCCATATCAGTCCGCGACGTGCAGCTCCGCTTTGGCAGTAAGGTATGCAGCGTGCGCTGCTTCCGGCGTATCAAACGCACCCAGAAACATGTGCACGCCGTTGGCCTTTATCTGCGCGTGAAACTTTTTGCCGATGGTAGACACGCCCAAGAGACCCGACTTATTGTTGCGCATAGCGCCTTTGCGGTTCCAGCCATTAACAGCAACAGAAACGTCGCGTAAATTCACGATACGGTTGTCGCTCGGGCAGCCGTTGATGTGGTCGATCTCGGCTTGCGGCCATGTGCCGTACGTCAGCAGCCACGCAAGGCGGTGCGCCTTAAACTCGTAGCCAAGAAGCCGAACACGCACATAGCCCTTGCTGTCCAAGCGCCCGGTCACATCACCAGCCACACGCTTGTGTCCGTCTACGCGGTGCGTAAACAAACCGGTTGTCGGGTCGTAGCAAAGCAGTGCCTGCACTTCCTCGCGGGATACCGCTGTGTTGTATTTTTTCATGGTTTGCTCCTAAAAGCAGGGGCCGAAGCCCCTGCGCAACTCAGCCCTCGTCGTCCCAGTCGTCGACCATGGATGCCAAGTTGTTCTTGGCAGCAGGTACGGCGGTTGGCTTCTTCTCTTCCTTGCGCACGACAGGCTCTTCGGCTTCAGTCTCTTCCGCCACTGGCTCGGGCTTGGCTTTCGCTTTTGCTTTGGCCTTGGGTGGTGGAGGGGGCGCCTCGTCTTCAGTCTCCTCGACAGGCGCTGCTGCGGGCTTGGCCTTGCTTGCTGCTGGGCGCTCGCCGCCGATGGCGGGGTCTGCAGGTTTGGTGACGTTGTCCATCTTGGCCACGCTCATGGTGATCGCTTTGATGGCGTCGTCGGACTGGCCCTTCTCCTTGATGTTCGGGTACTCGTCGTCGGTCAACCAGCGCATGGCTTTGAAGAACAACTTGGGGGACTCGGACGCTGTGTCGAACTTCATGCGCGTCACCACTTCGGACGGATCAATGTTCTGTGCAGCCAAGTAGCGAGCGTACGCTTGCAGTGGGCGGTTGTCACCAGCTTCGCTGCCGAAGATCGAGGTCGCTGGCAGAGCCAATTGCAACACGTCGCCTTCTTGGTCATTGGCCAACACCAGCGCCAGACGCTGTTGGTAGCGGCACGCACGGCTGTTGCCTTGACCGGAGCCTGCAATGTTCTGCACGCAGTCCGCGCAGGTCGAGGCTTGCTTGTTCTCGCTGTCAGGGCTTGGCTTGTCGCCGTCTGCAGACCAGCAATCAGGAGCGGACACCTCATTGGCGTCGTACTTCTTCATGTAGAACACGCGGGACACTTTGGGCGCAGCGTTGACCAGCACCACGTCGAGATAGCGCTCGTCGATGGCTGCAACTTCTTTGCCGTTGTTGACCAGACGGAACACGCCGCCTTTGATGGAGACACGCTTGCCACCACCGCCACCACCCGCAAGGGCTTTGGCCATGGCTGACAACTCGCCACGCGCTTTGGCGAAGGCTGGGGCTTGGGATGGGTTAAAGAGAGCTACATTGCTCATTTGGTTTCTCCTGTTGAAAATTTATTTGGTGGGCTTGCGCACACTGATTGCGTATTCGGTCATCGAGTTGAGACCGGGCGGAACAACACCGGGGTTTTCCTCAAGGAACGTACCCATGTTGGTCTGCGCAATGCGCTTCTCCAGCAAGTCGATGGCGTCGTGTTCCTTGATGAACTCTTTGAACGAGTCCCAGTCTTGTGTGTTGTAGCGTGTCTTGGTGGACAGCACCACTGTACCGTTGTCGGTGCGCACAGAACTGACACCCATGACGAGCATCTGATCCTTGAGCGCCGTCTTCACGGCATCTTGTTGGCGCTTGATTTCTTCAACTGCGGCATCGTACTCCGATGTGAGCTCTTGAATCTTCGCGGCCATCTTGCGGTACACCTTGGCCAGCTTGTCCATGGGGATGGCTGCCATTGCTTCAGCGTCAGCGCGTGCTTGCTCCGCTGCGGTGTTGCTTGTTATCGTGTCTTCGTCGTCTACATCTATCATTTGCTTCTCCTAAAAGCGGTTGTGAAATTGTCTAAGATTTGACATCATACATGGGATTTTTTCTCATGCAACTCCTTTCCTAAGAATTTTTTACTTCGCTGTCGAACAGGCCAACGAGCAACGAGTTGTCAGAAACTTTGGTGTTCATGGCCTTGAACAGCTTCTTCTCAATCGGGCTCGACTCGATGTGTACCACAGTAACTTTGTCGGAATCTTGACCTTTACGGTCGGCTCGTGCTATGCACTGGATGTACTGCTCGACGCTCATGAGCGGACCGAAGAACACAACCGTGTCAGCTGCCGTTAAGGTGATGCCGTGCGCAGTGGCCGCAGGCTGCATGACGAGCACCCGGATGGTGTCGGTTGTCTGGAAGTCGTTGATGATGCGCCCCCGCTTGGTCGCGTTCACGTCGCCGTGAATTTGTTCAACGCCGTACCCCTTCTTGGTCAGGTGGTTCACGATGGTGTCGATGCTGGAGCGGAACAGCGCGAAGATGATGACCTTGCGTGACGTCTCTTCGAGCACTTCCTCCAACACGTTCAGGCGTGGTGCAGCGTCGAACTCCACAACTTCCTTGTCGTCAGTGTACGCAGCGCCGCAAGAAATCTGCAGCAACTTGTTGACGGCAACGCCAGCGTTGACCGCGCTGATCGTCTCACCCGCCGCACGCACCATGAGCTGCTCCTTGAGCATGCGGTAGTACTTGTTCTGTTGGGGTGTCATGGGCACCTCACGCGTCACTGTGATGACTGGCGGCAAGTCGAGGCACTGCGCTTTTGTGAAACGTATTGCTGGCTGCAGCGCGGCATACACCGTGGTCGTGGCGTCCGGCTTTGCTGCCCACTTGAACATGGTCAGCTTGTTCATCACCTTGTCGCGCCACGCTGTGAAGAACTTGGGCACGCCGCCGGGGTTCACCAACTTGGCCAAGCCGTACGCGTCCACAGGAGACTGCGAAGCGGGCGTGCCCGTCATCATCCACAGGTATGTCTCGGGCTTGATGATTGAGGCCAGCGCTTTCCAGCGTCGTGTGCTGGGGTTCTTGTATGCGTTGGCTTCGTCCACAATGACCAAGTCGAATCGGCCGTCTGCATTGATCTCGTTGGCGATCAGGTTCAGGCCGTCGTAGTTGGCAATGACGATCTCATAGTTCTGCTGGATCATCTCGATGCGGCGCGATGCCTGCGCATGGTGGGCCACCACAGCGGAGCGGTGGATGACGCTGGAGTTGATGTCGCCCATCCACGCGCTGTGCATGATCGACAAGGGGCACAGGATCAACACACGCCGCACGTCACCGCGCTTCATGAGGTAGTCTGCAGCCCACAGTGCGCTCAGCGTCTTGCCTGTGCCGGGGTCGTTGAAACAGAATGCGCGGCGGTACAGCGTGAGGAAGCTGGCCGTCTCGATCTGGTGGGCCATGGGTGTGTAACGTCCGGGCCAGCTGTACTTGCGAGTGATGGGTGATGGTGCGTTCTTCACGCCGAGATTGCGCAGTACGCGCATCTCATCCAGCCCCCAGTACACCGCTACTTCATACGTGCCGTCGTGCTCAGAGAGCACCTTGTGTTTTGGAATGACGCTGTACTTGTGTGGGTTGCGTGTGCGCACCACCAGCGCTTTGTTGTCAATGATTTGCACGAATGGCCTCCATGTATGCGACAAGCGTTTTCAGGTCTTCAAGCCGGAAGTCCCCGTCCAGACAAACTTGCAAGCTGTCTTTACCGTACTGTGGGTAGTCTCCGAGCGCACAGTACCCCGGAATCCCAAGGTGTTTTGTTTCAAAAAACGACACGCCGTGTTCATTGGTTCTTTTAATTATTTGCAAGGAGGTTCTCCACGTTTTCTTTCAAGCGATACCAGCCGTCTATGCTTTCAAAGAGCCCGGCTTGTTTGATGCGGTCGAACACATCGGTGTAGAAGTCGTCGCCTGCTGGCGGTCTTGCGTGATGTGCGTCATACCACTTGTCGCCGTGCTTCACTTGCCACATCGTGACCGCTTGCGACAGCGGTATCTGAAACGCTTCGCTCTTGTTGGGGTCGAAACGAGGAATAGCTTTTGGGGGTTGTTGTGCACCCATTCCGAGCGCCATGTTGTACTGCGCCTGCTGCTGTGCCGCAGTTATGCGCCGCTGTTCTACCTCCATGTAATGCTGCGCTTTGAGGTTTTCCAAGTGCTCCCGGTACTCATTAGCAGTTTGCCTGTTGTTCTTAAACACGTCATCAAATAAACCCATGTTGCTCTCCTAAGTTGGTTTCCTACACACGAACCGCGAACGGTCGGTGAGGTAGTGTGTTTCGAGTTGGCCCAAAGACTTGAGCCGCTTGTATGCTGCGCCGAAGAATGAATCTTCCAAGAGCTTGTCTACGTCCACCCATTCTTCTCCATAGCGTGTCACCCAGAGATCGACCAGCGTTTCAATAGGCGTGTTGAACGCCACGCTATCGAGGTCCGCCATCGTTACGCTGTCCACATCCGTGATGACACCGCCCGGTGCCGTGACGGTGGCGTTGAATGAGGCAGCACCGTTGCTGTTGATGGTCAAGCCGCTTTGTGGGGACGCGGTGCCAACACCCAGATTGCCCGAGCTGTTAATGCGGAACACTTCTCTGCCTGTAGGTGCGGTGTATATGCTGGGCATCACTTGATCGAGTGGTCGCTCTTGCGAGCGTACGACCTGTTGGCGCTGGCGGGTTTTACCGTGAGGTTCTTGCGCGTCGTGGTGCCACCTTTGGACAGCGGCTTCTTATGGTCCACGTCTTTGCCGTCGCCTTTGCTCACGACGCCTTCGGCCTCCAGCATGCGCCGCGCTTTGTTGCGCTGGGCACGGGCCTTCTTGGTTGCAGGTTTGCTGTCGTACGCTGGGTACGAGGCGCGGTCTTCGGGGTTCTTGTAGGGCATTTCAGGCTCCTTAATGCTTGGGGTTGAACTCACAGCCAGTGACTTGGCACCAGCCGCAGAGCGGGGTTTGGTTGGGGTTCCACACGTTGTTGGCAAAGCTGGCTTCGAGCCGCGCTGTGCGCTCACGGTAGCGCCACCATGCAGCGTCCTTCTGGTCACGCGTCATCTGCATCTTGACCATACTGTTTTTCACGATGAAGAGCAAGGCCGAGTTGACTTTGCGGATGTGGGGGAAGTGCTCGAACACCATGCAGGACATGAGCACGAGTTGGTCGCGGTCCGGGTACTTGTTGTTGCCCGTCTTGTAGTCGCCCACCCACGCCGTCATGTTCTCGTCGTCAACGATCAGGATGTCGGCAATGCCGCGCACCCACACGTCAGAGGCTTTCCATTCGGTTGGCTTCAGGTCAACGGTCAGCGCCATCTCGAACTCAGCGAGCTTGCGCCCGGGTTTCTTGATGAGCGAGTCCGCCACGTCTTTGAACTGAGCGTGCTCAGGTGGGATCGGTTTGCCGTCACGAACGTACAGTTCGAGCGACTCGTGCACTTGGTTGCCGTAGCGCGTGGCCTCAGTCTCTTGGAAGGGGTACTTCTTCAAGACCTTGACCTCGTGATAGCGCCGAGCGCAGCCCTCAAAATCTTTGAGGGAGGAGTGGGACCATGCGGGTTTTTTCATAGGGTTAGTGACCTGACTCGGTTGTACATGAGCATGTATTCAAGGGCGTCGTTGAGCGTCATGAACGTCGCGTAGCCCATGTAGTTTTCGTTGGGTGGCTTGATGTGCCACTCTCGGTCCAGTTCTTCCCACTGGCATTCCCAGCCTGCGTAGTGGAACAACATCTTGATGGCTTCGTCATCGAGCGCTATCTCAGAACTTTGCGGATCGGATGGCATCGTTGAGCCGCTGAGAGAACGCTGTAACAAACTGCTCGTTGGCTTCGAGCTTGTGGCCCATGTCGTGCAGGATGGCGTGGGTCACTTCGTGCCAGAACGTCTCACTGCGCTGGCGCTCAGAGCGGTGCTTGGTGCGGTTGTTCTCGACCCAGCTATACGCTACCTTGATGTGCTTCCCACACACAACGTGTCCGAAGTGGTCAGGGGGCGTCATCATCTCCGGCTGCAGCACAGGGTACTTTGTCTTTCCGATCTTGATGGTCATTGGGATCATCATGGTTGCTCTCCTTGGTCAGTTTTTAGCCAACCCGTATCGACGGTGTGCGCCACCGTCAGCGGCCAGAGGAATCCCCGGCAAATACTTCGGCTCCATAGTCATTTGCGCCAAGACCCAAGTCTTAGCGAATTCAACTTCTTTGTCCGGCACCACGGCGATCAGTTCGTCATGGACCGTGCCCTTCACAGGGTACTTCTTGTCGACGCGCAGCATGCCGTCGGTCATCACAATGCGGGCTACGCCCTGCACGATGTTGTTCGTGATCTTACCAGCATACAGCTTCGTTGCGTCGTCGCCGTACACCCATTGCAAGCCGCCTTCTTTCTCGACGCCGTCCTCGTCCTTGGTCTTCTCGCGCTCTTGGCGCAGATTCGGGTACAGCAAGCTCATGCCGTTGGGCAGCACGATCTCTTCTTTGCGGAAGGTCACGCACTTGTATGTGAACTCGTTGCCACCAAACAGCGCACGCTCGATCATCGAGCCGCACATGTCCCAGAAGGCCACAACAGGCCACGCCGTAGCGCGGTACTTGTCGATAATCATCTTGGCTGCAACACAGTGTACCAACAGCTCTTCGTCGGTGCAAGTGTGCGGAATCTCGTTCAGCTTCTTGACGTTGTCATCCCACTCAAGGAACTTCTGGATGTACGTTGCAGTGACGCCCAGTTTCTTCGCGAAGCTCTTATCGTAACGCTGAGGCGGCGCACCGAGGAAACCAACCAAAAGCTGGGCTGCAAACGAGGCCCACCCAAGTCCGTAACCGCAGCCAAGCAACGCGCTCTTCGCAGATTGCCGTAGGTCGGGATGGCTTTCTTTAGTAAGTCCGGGAATGTTGAACATCTGAGCGCCGAACGCAGCGTAAGGGTCACCGCCCTGCCGGAAGATGAGGAGCATGTCTTCGTAGTCCGCCAGCCACGCGAGTACTCGCGGCTCAATCTGGGAGAGGTCGCCAACGACAAGCTGGTGGTTCTCGGGAGCCATAATTGCTTTACGCAAGAAGGACCCACGCTTGAGGTTCTGCATGTTGATGGCGCTGCCTTTGGCTGCCGTCCAGCGCCCAGACTTTGCGCCGTAGTATGAGAGCGGTACAGGTAGTCGGCCACGCTTGGAGATGTCCAGAAACCGCTGCGCCCGCGTACGCTCCGTGGTGGACTTGACTTTAAGACGAGCCTCACAGAGAGCGGCAACATCCTCGTTGTCCCCGTTGAGCATCGCCTGAAAAAGTGCGTCATTCTTCGCAAGAGCAAGCGTCTGTTTGCCAGTGGTTTTGCTTTTCTTGTAAGGCGGCGGCATCCCGAGCGAACGCAGAACCTCGGCAAACTGTTTGTTGGATGCGAGCGACGCTTCATCAACGCCGATCTTTTGGAGGAGGGCTTCACGTTTTTCCTTTTCATCGTATAGCGCGTCAGTGAGCATGCTCTGATCGAGCTCCAGCACCGGACGTGTGTACATCTTGAGGGTCATGTCGATCAGGCGCAGCTCTTTGGTGGGGTACTTGCCGCCGCAGTTGCCTGTCACCGGATCGAGCTGCACCATCAGCTTGCTGAAAATCTGCTCACACAAAAACACATCGTGCGCACAGTACTCGGCAAGCTCGCGCTCAGTCTTCGGGTCCAGCTCCGTCATGCCGTTGGTGTTGTGCACCGCTTGGCCTTTGTCCGGCAAGCCGAAGTCCTTGGCCAGCTTCATCAACGAGTTGCCGACTTCAACTCCGCGCAGTGCCCGAGCCATAGAGAGGCTGTCAAAGATAAAACACGGGTGCGCACCGTACACCCACTCCATGATGGAGACGTCGAACTGCGCGTTGTGGGCGAGCACGGCTGTGCGGCTCCAGTCAACGCTGTCGAAGTACTCTTGCAGGTCGTCGCCCCTGATCCATGGCGCTTTGCCTGTTGTGCCGAATTCGTGCACGCATGCGCCGAATGCTTTGAATCGTTTATCACGTATGTATTCCTCTGTTGTTAGTTTTGATAGTGTGTACTCCGTGCTGTCCCAGCGTGTCTCCATGTCAATGGTTATGATCCTGTCGTACGGTTTAGGCATACGTCACTCCTCTAAGAATTAACGAAACGCAGGTCTGCGAGACTTGTAGTAGGCGGGCGATAGCCTCTTGTGAAACACCGTGCGCGTACATGTCTTTGACTAGCTCAACGCTTTCAGGCGTGTGTTTAGCGTTGGTGTGTGCGCTGCCTTTTTTGGCCACACGCCGTTTTCTTCCGTACGCTTCGAGCTGGTTCTCTGCGTATGTGCCCACACGCATGTGTTTTGGGTTGCAGCACAGTCGGTTGTCGCACTGGTGCAAAATAAAACCCGCACTTTTTCGGTCTATCGGCGCGGCGATGTCGTCGATCAATCCGGTCAAGTATGCTGCAACGCGGTGTGCCGTGGCCGCACGGCCTTGATATGTCAGCGCACCGTACCCGGTGCCGTTGGTGGCACCAGTCCAGTTCCAACAGCCGTTACGTTCCGACCGGTTGCCTGTAACGCGAGCCCAAAAATCTTCGGGGGTGCTTTTTCTGCTCATGTAGACTCCAGTATGTTTTGAGTCAATTGTAGCATCAGTTGTACAACCCGCTCTCGGGTGCCTCCGCTTTGATGTCTGCGTTCAGGATGACGTACGCTTCACCAACGAGCCCCGCCATTTCGTACTGGTTGGAGTTGATGCCGACCGAGATGAATTTCTCACCGTCGGACAGGAGCAGGGTGCCGCGCCACTTAGCGTCTTTGCCGTAGCACTGCGACAAGATTGTCAGCATGCTGGCGAAGTGGTCCTTCTGTTGTTCGTCCAAACCGCTGGCCATCTTCTCGATGGCAGCAACCGCTTTCTGTGCGATGTCTTTGTTCATATCTCTCCTTGCATGAAACGCACCGACTGCAGCAGTGCGCGGAGGGTGTCGATGTTCTGTTCGTTGATGATGAGCGCCGTGCCTTTTGCCTTCCCGATGCGCTCGATGTTGGCGTCTTGCAGGGCGGTGGTCCTGCCCTTGCCTGCCTTGGCCTCGATGGCTACAAACTTCCCAGCAACACAGCATAGAAAGTCAGGCACGCCCGAGTTGCCATAGCCGGTGCCCATGGGCATAGCGTAGTAGACGCCTTCGGCTTCAAGAATTTTTCTGATCTGCTTCTTGACAGCAGCTTCTGGAGTCATGGCCATTTTGTGGGGTCCTGTGCTTCGTCGAAAAACATGTGCGTGGCGTTGCTGCCGTAGATCAGCGCCTGCGCTACCGCCTTTTTGGTTTGCTGCATAGAGTTTGCAAGCGCTTGCGCATAGATGCTGCCAAGCATTCCGGGCTGCGGTGTGTCCTCAAAGAATTTGTCCATGTCATCGTCCTTGAGGTGTTTGAACTCGCCGTCGTACTCCAGCACCACGCCCTGCGCTTTGAGCCATTTGTATCGCACGACGGCGCTTTCGTACTGTTGCATTCTTTTGCGCATGTGGTCCTGCGCCATGCTGAGCGCTTGGATTCTGGCCGCAGTCACTTTGGCTTTCTGCTCAAGGTCCCAGATGTTGTGCTTGAGTGTCTTGATGTGCTGCTCTTCTGTGCGTTGGCCGAACGCACGCTGCAGTGGTGGTTCTTTCCATTTTGCTTTTGCCATGGTTGCTTCTCCGGTTGATTGAATAAAAGTTGGGGGATGGGTAGATTCAGCGCCCCCGCCGCTGTGAGGAGTTGATGAGGTGGGTAACGTGAGCTGAGCGCCCCCTCATCCGACAAAACGTGTTCGCATCTACCGGGCTTGCACGCGTTGCGCAACCATGAACTCAGCTCTCGTGTTTGGTTTGCATCTCGGCCAGCTTTTTCTTGTAGTGCTGCGCCTTGCCTGCGTCGTCGGAATCTTTCTTGCCCTGACGCATGGCGTACTTGATGATGTTCCCCTTGAGGAACCCTCGGAATTCTTCGGGCGTGAGTACAGCTTCCATGACATGCCACGGCTGCATGCCCATGTCTTTGTAGTGTTGTCCGCCTACTTGCAGTTCGTCTGCTTTTGCTTCACTCATGTTGCTTCTCCTTGGTTAAAACGGCGCTTCTGGCGCATCAATCATTGTCTTCTTGCGATCGACGGTAGACAGGTGCATCATCTTCAACACCCTTGGGTCTGCTCTGTCGAACGGCCACCATGCGTTTGTTGTTAGGGCGTGGCATTGATCCCGCATGGCCTTCGAGCGTAGCGAAGGTG